ACGATTAACCCAAGCATCAAGAAAACCATCACCCATCATTTCAAAAGTCTCTTTATTCAAAGGAGTAACTACCTCCTTATCTTTTCCTTCACCTATCAATGCTGTTGTTGGACTATGAACTACACCACCCTCTTCCATTGCAGGAGTAACAGCATCCAACGCCATTGCTGCTGCTGTTCCTATTCCTGGAGCAAACGTTGTTAATGCACCTTGCCCAACCTCACTCAAAGCTCCTAATACATCACCTTTCATAAGTCTCATTAGACCTAATCCACCACCCATCAATAAACCAAGACCAGGGACTTTCTTCAATCCCATCTTTGCTACTGCCTTACCTACTTTCTTTCCACCTATTTTTGTTGCTGCTCTAGTAAGTCCTCTTCCACTACCTCGTTTCATTATAGATGCAGTACCACCACCCCTTCTCATAGGAATACCAATACCAGATCCCCTACCTTTCTTTGGTTTTATTCTGGCAGAACTAGGAGTTCCACCACCAGAAAACGATGGAGCAAGTGTATTCTGCTGAGCCATAAGAGCTCTTTCTTGCATTGCACTTTGATTTTGAGCAAGTATATCAGCTTGCTGCATCTGTTTAGTGGCAATGTTAATCATTGCCATCTTAGTTTCATTAACTTCTCTAGTTAAATCATATATTGCTGTCTCTACACGTACTAAACCTCCTCCCACACCACCACCTGGCATAGGAGTAAAGTTAGAGGCATCTGATTCTTTACTACTACTAACAGGTGTAATATCAATTATATCGTATCCCTTGTTCATTCTACGAGGAGATGCGAAATTAGCAAGAGCCCCACCCATTGCATCAGGGTCAATACCACCACCACGATTTGCACCTCTCATAAAAGCAGAGAGTCCCTTACCACCAAATATACCACTGGCATTGCCAACAGATTTAACTGTTACAGGTACTACTTCAGACGTAGAATGTTGTGCTACCAGAGCAACAGACTCGTCCTCTGGTTTAGTCTTTTTTCCTAATCTACTTTTTACTTTTTGATATAATGCTTTTCCAAGATCTTTAACCAAACCCCTTTGACTCCACAAGAATTTATTGGCAGCAATGCCTCTACCCATATCTTTTCGGGAATCTTCAAATTGAACGGATCCGTGTGCCATGTTACTTCTTCTGTGCAGCCTTAAGCTGCTCTTGTTTTAATTGGTCAAGATACTGCATTAATAAGGTAGTATATACTTGCCTTTCCCAAGGCATCATATTTTCAACTTCACTCAAGCTATATTTATGGTGTTGCATCAAAGCAAAGTTAGTTTTATAATACCCTTCCAAAGTCTGATGGAAGAGCATCACCCGAAAAAATTCTGCAGCCCCGAAATAGTATATTCCGATTCAACACCAGTTTCAGGATTTGTAATAGCAAATGTATGCTCTAATCTAGGACATGTTTCAAAGAAATCTTGAAGTTGATCAAATTGCTTATTTGTAAGACCTTCCACAAATTCTCGAAATTCTTTCTTAGTTGTAGTAGATGAATCATACACATCTTCCTTATCATATATCTGATCTATACAAGAAGCAACTATATCAATTACATTCTCTGCTGTAACATCTTGACCTATTAAAGATCCAGCAACAAATTGATGAAATGAAGGATATTTCATAATAACACCAGTTTCATCATTAAAAGAAATTTTAGTGGTATGACCTTCTGGTTTAAAAACTAAAACATCACCAATATTGAAATTATACTTAACTTTCGTTGTTTCATCATCTTTGCATGTAATAGTCATCTCAATATCCTCTCCAACGGATACTGCACGAATATTTAAAAATAAATACTCTAAATCAAAAATAGGAAGATCTTCAACCTTAACTCTTGATTGTATACAATTCTTCAATAAATTCTTAACTGCGGATTCTATCTCTTTCTCATTTTTAGAATCTAAAGCTAATAATAGTAATTTTTCTTCTTTTACAACAAATGGACGATATTTTACCTTTTTTCCATTTGAGGGCAATTCCAGTTCATAAGTTGGAAGAGCAATCTGTGGTAATGCCATAAAACTGATTTCAAGTCGTATATTTATATATGCGACTTTTTTGACCAAAAATATGCTGAGTAAATTTTTCGACTTTTATGGAATCAAAAAATCGAATTTGCTGACTATATTAGAGTAGAAGTTGGTCCAGCAAATGATCCCAACCTATTTTCTAATCCAATTGTATCTCCAGTCACACCTCTAATATCATGATGAACTGGGTAATGTCTCATGTATGAGAATTGTGCTGTTACTTGAGTAACCTGATTAGTTCCAAATTGTAATGGAACAGCATCAATAGCATATGGATATGCTCTCTCTAAAATATAAGTTAAAGGATTTCTTAGTTCTCCTTCATAAGGACTTAACTCTGTCTTAGCAATTGCTATGTCACAAACATAATCATCTTGATACTTCACTGTTACGTTTCTGTTTACTTCTTTTGATGGATTAAGATCTTCATTGAACATGTATTCCTGCCATGCATTCAAAAACTTCATAATAGTCATGTTAGCATCACATAGAAAACCTAACTGAACTTCTGTGAACACCCTGGTATGAGCATATTTAATAGAACCACTTCCTAAGTACAACCCATTAATAGTTCCTTCTGCTGTGTTAAGGTTAGGTAACTGAGCTTCATTACAATAAAACTCCATTGCTTCATCAAGACCATTAGGCATTCCAAATGGAGGATTCATATAGGCATTCCAAATGGAGGATTCATAAATTTCACAACAAAGTTATTACTTGATGCTAAACCACCGTCTTGAGATATTCTTTGTAGAAAACGGTTTATTGCCACACTAAATATTTTAACTAGTACTATTATATTTATGGCATACTCTGGGAAATACAGACCTATTAATCCCAAGAAGTATCGTGGCAACACTAGAAATGTGATTTATAGGTCATTATGGGAACGTAAATTTATGGTTTACTGTGACAATAATCCCTCTATATTAGAGTGGGGAAGTGAAACAGTTATCATTCCATACAAAGCACCTGATGGTAAAATTCGTCGATATTATCCTGACTTCTACATAAAAGTTCAAAACAAAGGAGGAGGGACATCCAAATATATTATTGAAATTAAACCAAAACGTCAAACTAAACCACCACATGCGAAGAATAAAAACACTTCTGCCTATCGTAATGCATTAAGAACCTACGCAAAGAACTACGCTAAGTGGAAATCTGCCCGAAGGTACTGTGAAGACAGGCAGATGAGCTTCATGATATTAAATGAAGACCACCTAGCAATATAGAGCAATGGCACAAGGATTTGGAGAACTACAAAATAAATCAGCAGCAGCACGATTCAAAGCAGGTGTTACTGAAGGAGGATTTGATACTCTTTTTGAAAGAGTAAAGAAAGAAGCAGGAGGAGAGAAGAAATCATTAACATGGTATCGTGCAACTACTCAGAGACTTGGAAAGCAATACAAAGCAAACTTTGACAAGTTTCTCCGCGACGAAAAAAGAGATTCAATAGACGAAACAATAAATGCAGACTCTAATGAACTAAGGAGATGGGCTGTCCAAGGTCATATGTATCTCTTTGAATATCCAGACCCAGAATCAAGGAAGAAACTCAAGTACTGGGATACTTATCCACTTGTATATGTAATGAGATCTAACAAAGAAGAGTTCTGGGGATTCAATCTACATTACATAGCAACAAAGAAGAGAATCGTTGCAGCATCTAAGTTAGCACAGGGTAGAGTTGACATGCCTAAGAGCTGTCTGCATAAATATCTCCATAAGCATGTCGATCAACAATTATATCTCGATGTTGCTATAAATGAGTGGGATACTGTTGTTCTACTACCTATCGAAAACTTCGTAAGAGACTTAGGAGGAGTGAAATTTCCAATCAGACGAGAGGATGTTTGGGAAGATACAGATGAAAACTTCTATGACAAATTCAAAGCTACTAGAAAGGTCAAAGGTTATGGTACTACACAAAGTATAGAGATGGTAAAATAAAATGAGCATCAATATAAGCAGAAGAGATACATTAGAAGGAAGGCTTCTTATTGAAGAAGCTAAGAAGAATGGTACTTACCATCTACTTCCTGCTGACCTGAAGCCAAATTTTATAGAAAGTTTTTTTGAAGACCTATTCTTTAGTGCGAATGAAGGTCATAAGATGAACTATACGCAGAACCCAGTGATGTCAAACGAAGGGGTTGTTCATCTAGAAACTAAAACTGGAGTTGATGGTGCTGGTGCTACACCAATGGTTACTACAAAGCAAGTTAAGGAAAGAATACAAGAACTACGTTATGGAGATAAACTTGATGGAGAAGGTGAAGTACTAAGGTATCCAGCATCACCTGCAATAAGAAGTGATAGTGATTATGTTCTATTGACTTTCTTTAAATACCTTCCACCAGGTAAACAAGGTGTAAGGACTGGAGATGTAGCATATACATCAAAAGAAGATTTAGGAAGAGTAGAGCAAGATAAAAATCATCCTGATTATAAGAGACCAGTTACAGAAATAACACAATACACAACACCATATTTAAATGTCTATAATAACATGGCACATGGTGAAGGTGCAGCAAACTATGAAAGAACAGATGAAAAGCAAATAATGCTTTACATGCCAGAAGATATAGGAACGGAATACACAGCTAACTGGAATGGAAAAGCAATAAGTACTGCTGGTATGGATATGTTATCAGCTGCTGGTCAAAGTGGTATTGGAAATAAAATACTTGCTGGTGGTGCTACTATAACTGGAATGGGACAAAGAGTTGGAGCAACATGGAGTGCTGATACAGTAAGATCAGCTGTAAGTTCAATTACAGGAGACACTCTAACAAATGATGAAATATTTGGAGCAATTGGTGGTGTAGTTACAAACCCAAACACTGAATTATTATTCAACAACATGTCCATGAGAACGTTTGATTTAAAATGGAAACTAATGCCAAGAAATGCAACTGAAGCTGGTCATATAAAAGAAATAGTAAGAACTCTAAAAAGATCTATGTTACCAGGTACATCAGTCAAGAAAGTTTTTAATGTTAGTTGGGGTGACGGTGTAGAAGCAGGATTTATTAGTGTACCAGATCTTGTAAGAGTATCATTCATGCATGGTCCTTCACAAGCAGATTACCTACCACAATATAAAATGTGTGCTATAACTAAAGTTGATCTAAATTATACTCCTGATGGTTCCTATGCAACAACACTTGGTGTTGATGGTAGTACTGGTGGTGTTGTAGCAACAGAACTAACAGTTCATTTCCAAGAAACAAAACTCGTTTACAAAGAAGAGGTAGACAGATTCTAATATGTATTTCTCACTAGTACCAAATATATCATACGATACTAAACCGATCAGTTATCCATTTTCTGAATCGGAATATGTTGTTGCAAAGAATTTCTTTCGTAGATATAAACTAAATGAAGATGCATTTAACTATGCTGTATTCTTTAACAAGTATAGTATAATAGATGGAGAGACACCTAGTTCATTGGCAGACAAAGCATATGGTGATCCTTTTTATGACTGGATTATACTGTTAACAAATAATATGGTGAACGCACACTACGATTGGCCATTAACTAACATGCAATTATTCCAAACATTAGAAATGGAATATGATGATCCAATGGCAGTAATACATCACTACGAATTAGCAGATGGAACAATAGTAGACAAAGCATATTATGATGGCAATCATAAAATATGGGAGAATGGTGCTGTAGTAACTAGAGCAGGTAATACATTAGCAACTCCAATAAACATTTTAGAACACACTGGTAGAGAGAACGAAAAGAAAAGATCAATCTACTTAATGAAACCAGCTTACTTCAGACAAGTGATAACTGATTTCAAACGAGCAAATCTATATAAGAAAGATGATAATTATATCAACCAAAAATTAAAACAAACTGGTTGATCGACTTTTTAGACAAAAAAATACCCCGAAAAATTTTCGGGGTTTTTTAGTATTCAATTTTTGATTTTGCTATATCATTCCAAGAGATCCTGCGGTAATTCCTACTGCCATAAAGAATCCAAACTCCAACAGACCATGTGCTTCTGCTGGAGTAGATATTAATATGTTATTGAAATACGAGAGAACTGATGGCTCCATTGTAATAAACGTATGCTCCGACTAGACTGAAGAAAATAAGTTGTGGCATTTTACTAGGTAATAATACTATAAGTATATATACCTTTTACAAATTTGTCAAGCTCCTGATGGCACAGCAACTGGTTGCATTTGTTGTACTCTCATACCTTTGCCACCGTTTGTGTCATCATCGTCATCATTATTAATTGCTCTTAAAAATAATTCTATCAACACCAAAGCAGCCATGGGATAGAAAACCCAGAGGACTGCTACTAGTGGTGATATTGTATCTTGGGCGGCTACTAAGTCGCTCATTGGATTGTGTTCCTTTTAAAATATTATTTATAAAGTTATGTAAAGTATTGGAACTTAGTGTAAGCAGCTACGATAGCCCAGAAAGCCATCATTGCAAACCTACCGTTTGCTCT